TTGATACCCCATATCTTTACAACCGAATCAAACGATTATTGGGTGAACGAACCGCAAATCGTTTATCACCGATTGGTGAGTGTTTCTGGTCACCCTATCGTAAAAGATACTTTATGGCTGGGGTTTCTTATTTGGATTATATGGGTCTTTATAAGAACTTTACCTACACCGAATTAGATTCATACCGATTGGATTCTATTGCTCAGAGAGAGTTGGGTAGAAAGAAGATTGAGTATGATGGGAATTTGGATATCCTATTTGAAACTGATATTGAAAAATTCATTGAGTACAACTTAGTGGATGTTGAATTGGTAGTTGAGTTTGATAGAAAACTTCAGTTCATTGATACCGCAAGAGGTATCTGCCACGCTGGGCATGTTCCTTATGAGGATTTCGTTTATTCATCAAAGTATTTGGAAGGAGCACTTCTATGTTATCTAAAAAGAAAGAACATCGTAGCACCTAACAAACCTGCGGATAGAAGAGAACGAATGGAAGCTCTTAAAGAAAACAAAGAGGAGAAGTTCATTGGAGCATATGTAAAAGCACCTATCGTTGGTAAATACGAATGGATTTATGACTTGGATTTAACATCTCTATATCCATCTATTATTATGAGTATCAATATCTCACCCGAAACTAAGATGGGTAAAATTGAGAATTGGGATGCGCAGGATTACATTAAAGGAAAACGAGAGAGTTGGATAATTAATGGTGATACTATTACACAAGAAAACCTAAAGTTATTCTTTGAAAGAAGTAAATTTTCAGTTGCATCAAATGGGGTACTATATCGTACTGATAAAGTAGGTTGTATTCCTGATATTTTGGATTTGTGGTTCTCACAAAGGGTTGAGTTCCGAAAATTAGAAAAACAATATGGAGAAAGCGGAGATAAAGAACAATACGCATTCTATAAAAAACGCCAGTTGGTTCAGAAGATTCTACTTAACTCTTTATATGGTGTGCTTGGTCTTCCTGCCTTTAGGTTCTATGATGTTGATAATGCTACCGCTGTTACCACAACGGGACAGACGGTTATTAAGAGCACAGCTGATATGGCTAACATCAAATACAATAAGGAGCTCAATACTCCTAATGCTGACTCTAACATATACATTGATACTGATTCGGTATTTTTCTCAGCAGTTCCACTTTTAGACCATAGATTTCCAAATTGGAAGGATAATGACCAAAATACAATTGCTGGTTATGTAAATGAGATTGCTGGTGAAATGCAAGATTACCTAAATAACTTCTATGATATTTTGGGTAAGAAAGTATTCAACATTGATAAGCACCGATTTGAGATTAAAAAAGAATTCGTATCCAAAGCTGGTATTTGGATTGCTAAGAAGAGATACGCACAATGGATTATTTCCGATAATGGTGTACCTGTGGATAAGTTGGATGTAAAAGGATTGGATGTTGTTCGTTCCTCATATCCAGCCGCATTCCGTAAGTTTATGAGTGAGGTTCTAATTGAAATCCTTAGAGGTGATACCGAAACTCAACTTACTGATAAGATTTACACCTTCAAAAAGGATTTGGTAAATATGGATGTGGTAAAGATTGCTAAGGCTGGGGCTGTGAAAGAACTTTCTAAGTATCTTCCAAAGAAGAAAGACCAAACCGCAATGTTCCAATTCAAATCAGCAACACCGGCTCACGTGAAAGCAGCAATTGCATACAACCAACTACTAACTCACTTTGGACTTCAAAATCAATATGAACCTCTAAAAGATGGTGATAAGATTAAATGGGTGTATCTAAAACAAAATCCATATGGTTTGGATGGCGTAGCTATGAATGGTTACAATGACCCAAAAGAGATTATGGATTTGGTAACTACCTACATTGATTATGATAAAATCTTTGAAAGGGAACTCCTAAAGAAATTAGAAGATTTCTACGGAGCATTAAATTGGGGTGAGGTTTTATCCTCAACCAAAACAGCTGAAAAGTTTTTCTCTTTTTAGCTTGTATAATTCAATAATAATTCGTATATTTGTAAACAATTAAAAATAAACATTAAAAGTAAATTATGGAAAAAGTAAAATTCGATGGTTTCATCAACCGATACAACCTTGGTGGAGAGGTTGAATCAGTAATGGTAAAATCTGAAGGTACAAATCTTTCGGTTCGTATGATTTCAGATGACAAAACCCTTTTGGGTGATGTATCAGTTAGTGGGGCAGATTTCCCAAATGGAGAATTTGGTATCTACACTACATCTCAGTTGAAAGGGTTATTGAGTGTGTTAGATAACACTATTGAAGTAGAAGAAGTAACTGGAGCTTTGAAATTCTCAGATAAGGGAACAAAGATGCAGTATATGTTGGCAGCACCATCAGTTATCCCAGCGGTACCTGATTTGAAAGCATTACCTCCTTTCAATGTAGAAATCACATTGGATAATGAGTTTGTAAACAAATTCATCAAATCTAAGGGAGCATTGGCAGATGCTGATACATTTACCTTCACTTGTAAAGATGGTAAAGGAGAAATCATCTTAGGTTATTCTTCAATCAACTCTAACCGCATTTCTATTTCGGTAGATTGTAAGTGTGATGGTGATGTTCAACCAATCGCATTCTCCGCTAAATACCTTAAAGCTATCCTTATGGCTAACAAAGGTTCATCATCTTCTTCATTGAAGATTTCATCACAAGGTTTGGCACACCTAAACTTTATTGATGGAGATTATTCTTGCAATTATTATCTCGTGGAAGTGAAATAATTGAACTTTATTAAGTTGAGATAAAGTAAAATTTAATATCCTAATACTTATAGTAAAGGGATATTAAATGAATTACAAAAAAGTATATAATCAACTGATAAATAAAGCAAGAAGTAGAACTTTCATTGAAGGATATACGGAATTACATCATATAGTTCCTAGGTCTGAAGGTGGTAGTGATGATGAAGATAACTTAGTAGAATTAACTCCAAAAGAACATTTTGTTGCACACAAGCTTCTTTATATGGATAATCCAAATATAATGGAGAGAGTATCAACAATGTGGTTAATGTCAAATCAAAGGCAAATACAATCTGGAAGAGTTTACGAACAAATTAGATATAGATTCATAAATACAGTTATGGGAAAGCCAAAATCTGAAGAACATAAACGAAAGATATCGGAAGCACATAAAGGTAAACCTAAATCAAAAGAATCTATTGAAAAGATGAAAGCTAATCTTCCTGATAGAAGTGGGAAAAATAACGCTAACTATGGAAAAGGTAGGTCTATAATGGGAGATGGTGTAGAGTATTCTACTAAAGTTGAGGCAGCTAGAGCATTAAATACAACACCTCAGAATATCGCTTATAGAGTTAGTAGTGATTCTGAAAAATGGAAGGGTTGGTATTACACCGATGGTGATGATGAACGAACTTACAATTTATCTAAGCCAGTTAAAGGTAGAACATTATCAAAAGAACATATAGAAAAGATAAGAAAAGCCCGTACAGGTCAGAAACTAACTAGATAATTTGGAAAAGTGAAAATAATTTCGTATATTTGTAAACAACTTAAAAAAGTAACATTATGAGTTTTTGGGATACCGAACCAGCAAAGCCAGAATTTATATTCGAAGATGAGAAACGAAAGCTCATCGAAAATATGAACTACCTTATGACAATGAGTGTAGAAGAACAAACCCTATACAAAAAGTGGGTGGAGTTGCAGGAAGAATCTATGATTAGAGATAAATCCCAAATTGCCTCTCTTTATGATACGCAATGGAAACCAACGGATATCTACAATAAGGAACTAACCATCAAAGAAATTGAAGAGTTAGAACCTTATGTAGAAATTGTTGATGAAGATGCTAAAGAATCCACAAAGTGGACATATCTTCGTAAGATGATTCACACAATGAGTTGGACAGCTAACCCTGGCCGAAATGTGAAAATCTTTATTAAAGATAGAAAGAGTGGTAAGTTGTTAGGTTTGGTATCCCTAGCATCAGATGTTACTGCAATGGGAGTTAGAGATAATTACATCGGATGGACCAAAGAAGATAAATTCCAAAAGGGGAAGTTGAACTACACAACTATCGCATCCACTATTGTTTGTACCCAACCTTTAGGTTACAACTTTTTAGGTGGTAAACTCACAGCAATGATGACTACTGTTCCCGAAGTTAGGGAATATTGGAAAAGAAAGTATGGGCAAACATTGATAGCTGTGGGAACAACTTCCCTATATGGAATTCATTCTCAGTATAATGGTATTCCGCACTTCAAAACTTTGGGTGAATCTGCTGGTAAGATTGCAATCAAACCTGATGATGAGTTCTATGACCCTTGGCATCAATATATCAAAGAAGAACATTCTGAATGGTATGCTGAAGCAATTACTAATGAAAGAATTCGTAATGGTAAGAGTATGGGAACGGGTGAGGGTCCTAGTGGACCTGTAAGTGGGATTAAGCAAAAGATTCTAACTAAAATTTTTAAAGAATGTGGGTTAAAAATTAGTGATTTTCATCACGGATTTCGTAGAGGCGTCTATTTAGCGATGATGTATGAAAACGGACCAGAATTCCTTCGTTCGGAAATTGAAGAAGATGCATTAGTGATAAAACCTAAGTTTGCTGAAGGTATAGATTACATTAACAATTGGTGGAAAAGACAAGCTATTAAGAGATACTCTAAGTTACATGATGAAGGTAGAATCAAACCAGAGTGTTTGTTTTACATAGATGGTATTGGTAAAGATTGGGAAACATTCAAAGCAGAAAGATTATCTGAAGTAGGTAGATAATATCCATAGTTGGAAAATATAGAACTACAATACTTATATATAAACAAAAGTATTATGGTGATATATAAAGTAACAAACAAAGAAAACGGAAAGGTGTATATAGGACAGACGGGTAGAGAACTTAAACAACGAATGTGGGCACACTACAAATCGGTTAGAAGTGGTTCTGAAACTAACTTTCACAATGCACTTAGAAAATATCCAAAAGAAAGTTTTCAATGGGAAGTTATAGCAACTACTGATAGTAATGATAAGTTGAACCAATTGGAAGTTCAGTTTATTAAAGAATATAATTCTTTCAAATCTGGCTACAATATGACTGAAGGTGGTGATGGTGGATTCACATACAAAAAGGGAAGTGAAATGTATGAACGAATCAAAGATAAGTTGGGTAAGTGGAAAAACGGAAACCCTGGCGCAACACCCGAAGCAATATCTAAGAGATTAGAAACGATGTCTAAAAAAACTGATTGGTTAAGAGGTGAAGAACATCCTAACTATGGTAGAATCCGTTGGGATATGAAAGATAAACCAGCAAATAATTCAAAACCACTTATTGTTGATGGTATTGAATATCAAACAACTGGAGAAGCTGCGAAATCATTGGGATTAAAAGATAGTGATGTAGTAAGACGAAGATGTCTTTCTACTCGTAAATGGAAAAATTATTATTACAAAGAAGATTAGGATATATCAATAATAATTCTTATATTTGTAAAACTTAAAACATAAAATAAAATATGGCATTCTTTGAAGATACTAGGCAAGAAAAATTAGATAACAGCTTGTGGACAGAGGCTTATCGCCCAACTACCTTAGAAAACTATGTGGGTAACGAACACCTTAAAGAAAAGGTAAGTGGTTATTTGGAAACTGGTGATGTTCCTCACCTTCTACTTTATGGTAGAGCTGGTACTGGTAAAACTACACTTGCTAAACTGATTGTAAAATCATTGGATTGTGATTATATGGTAATCAACGCATCTGATGAGAACAATGTGGAAACTGTAAGAAACAAAGTAAAGGGATTCGCATCTTCAATGGGATTCAAAAAGTATAAGATTATTATCTTAGATGAGTTTGATTACATGTCTCAGAACGCACAAGCGATTCTCCGTAATTTGATGGAAACATTCTCTCAACATTGCCGATTCATTTTGACTTGTAACTATGTTGAGAAAGTAATCGAACCAATCCAATCTCGTTGCCAAACTTTCCAAATCATCCCACCAACTA